GCTATGAATCTTCCGAAAACTATATCTTTACAAGCCGGGTGGTGATTGGTTGGAGTGCCATCGGCTTTGTCGCATCTGCCTGCTATCGTTTCAAGTATAGCGGAAAAATACTGTTGGTACATTTTGTACTGACACTACTTCGATGTTGTTGGAATTGTATAGTCATTTATGGATAGGGGTTTGCTTTATTGTCCCTAACTAACGGTTAAACGCCGGGAAACTTTCGGGCGAGACAGCTCCATCGACCTTAGGGAGAACGTCCAAACAAGCATCCCCAAAAAATGCTTTTGAGCATACCATAGAAAAAAGGAAGACCGAATGTTCTGAAGTCTCTTCCTTATGATATATATTTGTAATTGAGCGAAATGAAAAGATTGCCATAAACAGCGATTGGCTGCCGAACATTATGTTTAGAATGAAGAAACAGGAATATAAAGAGCAAGAACGACATTATTATTTCTTCGACTATTTGTTTTGGTTGGGAGAAATAACATGGGAGCATTATCACAAGGTCAGTTTCAAACAACCCCGTGGGAGTGATATGCTGTGGGCCTGTATCACGCTTTTTATATTCATGCCGGTTCTGACCATAGGCGGTCATTTTCTGGATGACTTGGCATTCGAGGTGTTTGGAGGCGTTCTTCTAATCGTGTTCTCCGTTTCTGTCTTCATGACAGACCGTCTGTTCGGCAAAATATACCCGCCTTCCCGGCGGAAAGCGGTCATGCAGCATTATGCGGGACGCAAGTTCAGTCCCTTCCGGCGCAACCTGTTCTTTTTCCCTCTCTATTTGCTTCTTATTCCCGCAATGGTTTTATTAGGAACTGCTCTGAAATGGATAACTGAAATACTCAAATGACAAATAGAAGAAACATATTCAGCCGTTTTTTCCGCCTGTTGGTGATGCTGCATAAAATTTCCTACGCGCATTTCACGGAATGGAACAATAAAAGGAAGCGAAAGGCATTTGCTGCCGGAATATACTTCCTGAGCATCCTCCCGGAATTCGTCCTGTTGGCCGGCACATTTCTGGCGGCAAGGGGACAAGACGGGTATGTACATCTGGTAAACGTGCCACAAAAGGTTGTTTTCTACGGTCTGGCGGGTCTGGCGGTGCTGCTGTCAGCCATCCCTCTGGGATTTTTTGACGACAAGAAGATATGCAAGGAAGTCCGGCAGGAACTCCGTGAACGTCCCCGTTACTGGAAACGAGCAATAGCAGTCTATTGGGCAGTTATCGTGGCTATGGTGGCGGCGGCGAATATTGTGTTTCCCACTTTTTCGGACAAGACAATGCCGCCGGAGAATGAGCGGACTGAAGTACCGCAAAGGTGGAGGGATTACCTTTCACTACGTTTTGCCATAGTAGCCCGTCAGGAAACGCCCAATGAAGTCTTGCAGCGTCTAATCGACCAAGACGGGCGCACGACACGCTACGGGAAACCAGTCTATGCCATGCAAGTAAGAAAGGAGGACATGGCTGGAGAGTTCCGTGTAGGGTTGCTGAGCCATGCCACATTCGAGGAAATCAGAGACGGCAGACGAAAATTTGTAGAATGTACATGGGTTAAGGGATATACGCCTGACAGCATTAGGATATTGCTGACCGTTTGGTACGAAATGAAGAAAGTAGAGCTTTGTCCGGTGGACTCTTTGGAATGGACGGAGGATATGGAGTTTTAAGATTTACAGAAACATGAAAAAAGTAATAACGGCCTCCGGCAAATGCTATGGGTATAACGTTCAAGATAAATGTGCAATTTATTTTGAATGAGTATGATGAAAAGTTGAATTTTAAGCAGAAAAAAATAAAGACTATGAACGATGAAATGTTTCAGAGAATACTTGATGAAATAAAAAGTTCGTCAAAAACGATAAATGTGCTGCCTCTGGATGAAGCAGCAAGGCAGGCAATGAAAGAGAAGTACCGGATCAAGAGCGGTAGCCTGATGGCTGCAATCCTTGAAAACACAGGTGGTATAGTCATTGACAACTGGATAAGGCTGTACGGTTCGGGAGAACTAAACTTTGTCACTAGAAACAGTCTGTTCCCGTTCAACGAGATAGTGATCGGCGAAGACATACTGGGAGGATTGTTCATCTGTCTTGACGACGGCAATATCGGCTATTTTGCCCCCGACTGTCTGGAGATGGAAGATATGGAGATAAAATTTGGACAATTCGTCTATTGGTGTCTGCATGGCGATACGGATAAGTTCTATACCGATTACAGATGGGACGGCTGGCAGAACGATGCTTCGAAACTGAAGAGCAGCGAGGGCGTAGCTTTTTATCCTTTCCTTTGGGCCGAGGCGGAAAGTCTGGAGAGCAGAGTCCGAAAAGTCGTTCCGATGGATGAAATCCTGAGACTTCAGTTTGCCTTTCTGGGCCAGGATGACAAGAATGAGTGAATTCATTGCTATCCTCTGACACAAAGCTGCAAATGCGCTTAAATTCCTCATGATTTTCATGGGAGGGGGATTTTTTGTGTTACGGAAGAACTTGTACCCCAATGTAGTGAACTGACAAAATGTTGCTAAACTATGATTAAAAGCATGGATTTCCATGTGGAAGGCGTATCGTATTACAATAGTGCCAAATTTCTGTTATTATTAACAAATTAAATGCGACCAGTTGGAATAAAATCGGTATCTTGCATTTATAAACAAAATAATGAAATTATGGGACTTGGATTCACCATTCACACTAAAATCAAGGACATTGAAAAGTTTCAACAGGCTGTAGAAAGTCAGGCTGTTGAGTCCGGTTATAATGCAGAGCACGATGAATCATCTTCGACGGTTAGTTTTTGCAGGCTGGGCGACTTGTTTCTAAACTATCAACATGAGGGAGAAGGAAATACGGACAACGTCATTTCCGTAAACGGAGACTGCCAGACCAACATGCTTGGCCCCGGCTTCCACAAGGCAGCAATAGAGTTCATCGACAGACTTCAACAGGCGACCGGAACCCGGTTTGAGGTTGAAGACGAGACGGACTATTACACGGAAAGGGACTTTGAGGCCATGAAGAAGAAACATTTCCACAAGTGGCTGGCCAAACTGTTTGAAATCATCCAGGAGCAGGAAGACAAAGGCAGTACGTCCCTGTCAATCTGCTGGGATCTCAATAAATATTACCCTCAATCGGACAGCGGCATTGTCATCTCACCTTTGGGTTCTTTCCGCCTTTCAGAAGTCATCAGACGTATCCGGGAAGAAGGTATGGGGCACAGAACGAAACGTATATTGAGGATTGAGCGGAAAGAATATCAAACCTATTGATATACAAAATGTTATGCAAAATATGAGTGGATGGCTCTGCAAAACGAAACGTTTACGTGGGTTTAATTTGCAGCTACATTTATGTGCTTTTTAGGCATACAGATTTGCAGATAGGTTTAATTGGGTTTACATAAGGCTTACATGGTTGATTCTGGTGGGGGAGTGAGTGGCAGCTGCGGCTGCTTTTTTTGTGCCTGATTATTTGATATAATGCTGCTTAAATTATTCCATATAATAGTTATTTGGTATATTTGCGACAAAATATTATTAGTTATGGCAAAGGTAATACATATACATTTGACACACGGAATAGAAGGAACAAAGCGGAAAGACTGGTATTTTAGTAGTATAACGGCCATTTATACTGTTTTGACGGCAGAACAGGTGGGCGCAACGAAGAATTATCTGCTTCATGCAGGATTATCTGGTAACGGGACTGTATGCACCAAAAAGGCTATAATAAAGCAATCTACGCTCATTTCTTGCGGGCGTAGTGGAAATGTATCAGACGAATAATAAGCGGCTAAAAAGGCAATAAAAACGGCTTTAGAATGATCCGGTGTGGGGAGGTGGTTATACCTCCCCTTTTTTGTGCTTGAAATCGGTCTTTTTTGACGCTGGATATTCAGGTGGATATTCAAAGTGGATATTCACTTTTATAGAACTGGATATTCAAAATAGGGTTTTGGCGGTGTGCGATACAGACATGCTAAAATACCACAATTTTAAAAATACCCCTTGTTTTTTATTTGATAGCCCCCCCCTAAAAACCTATCATTTTTCACGTTTTACTTTTTAAATTCCCCAATATCAGTGCCTTTATGCCCTTATATAATGGTAGGGGAGGGGGATTGCTTGGGAGGGGGACATCATGGGGGATGATAGGGGGTACGCTTCGTTTTCCATCACCGGTGTATGGTAATAGTAAATCCGCCTACCCGACATTTGCAGTACCGGAAATGGGCGCATCCGATACATGTTTTTCCTTTTCGATTGTCATTTGCCGGATTCGTTCCTCTAAGCGTCCGATTTCTCTATCTTGTTCCCTGATGATTTCTTCTTTTTCTCTAATTAAGGCAAGGAGAGAGGATAGTTCGGTTGTTTGTGTTGTTGTAGATGATGTATTATAGTAAATATCACCTTTCCCAGTAAGTAACCAGGTAGGGTTTATATCATTATGTATTTCGATAATTTTCGACACCCATAAACTTGATATATCTGTTCCTTTGCTAATGCATCTTGAAATTACTCCATTCGAGCACCCAATAGCTTGTTCAAGTGCCCTTGTACTGATACCTTTTTCTTTAATTAGGATTGCAATCCTGTCGGAAATATTCGTCATAAGTCGTAAATTATCTACATAAAACTTTTTAGTGTCGAAAATATTCTATATATTTGCAGCGTGTTCAAAAAGGAACACCGCGCCAAATATACGAAAAAGGCATGTGATTAGCGAATTTTAAGGATTAAAGAAAATGAACGAAGAAATAAAAGAATGGCAGACACAGAGCGTGAAGCACAAGGTGGCTTACGTGTTGATGATGGACGGTATCAGCTTCAGATATACCGAAGAGACCGGGATTGTGTTTTCCGCACCTGATTTTTATGTGAAGAACCTTATCCGCCGCCTGATGAGTTGTTACGGCGTGAGTTTGAAACCGATTATAAACGAATTTAAATAAGTGAGATTATGGAAAACAAGAAAATGAGTTGCTGGGATTTTGTATTCAGTTCTGTAAAGACCCATATAGATGATTTGGTAAGACAGGCTGACAAGTACACCAAAGACATGAATGAGGATTTTGAACATTTCTTCTGCTGGTATGCCGAGGATATGTACAAGACGCAACGTGAACTTTCCTGTTACCGTGCCTTGAAGGTGGTTTTATCTGCCGGTAGCCATGATGATGTAAAGTTATACATGGAAAGCAAGATAAACAGTCTGACTGATAGTCTTCTTACCGGAAGCATCCGCAAGAACAGCACCAGTGCGGCTTCAAATTTGGCGCATACGTTGGAACTGGAAGTGAACCAGAAGATACGTGAGAAATTCACTATACTTCTTGGGATTATTGAAAAAGGTGAAAAGGTTGAGGGACAACAGTAAACCCAGCGTGACAACCCGGAAGGCGTTAAGAGACGGGTGACGGTGTGGAAAGACACACGGGAGTGCATGGTTCTTGTGCCGGGGTTCGATTCCCCGGACTCCCCCCAATATTAATCATTAAAACAAGTGAGATATGAACAAGAGGTACATTCACATTACGAAAGCCGACCGCGACTTTATCGCAAAGGCACTCAACGTGACAGAGAAGACTGTTTATAACGCTATCCGGTTTGATGACCGTCGTGGCAACTCCGAACTTTCTGCAAAGATCCGTAAGTTGGCCATGGATCGTGGCGGTATTGTGATGGTTGTTATTCCGGAAATAGAAACTTTCCATGATTATGACAATGTGATGCGTCAGTACTGTCCGAACGGTGCCTTGATAGAGCTTGACCGTAATGATGGTAGCGGTCAGGTAATATTCAAGGGAGAAACGGTGAAGACTTACGAGCATGTGATGGTTGCCGATATTAACCAAATCCAAGCGTTTGCATCGGCATTGAGATAGGAGGCGGCTATGTTGGTGTATTACGGTAACATACAGTGTATTTCTGCACGTGAGCTCATAGATGGCGGCTATATCACCGAATCCTGCTACAGGAACTGGGTGAACCGTGGCCGTATCAAGGTGGTGCGTCGTGGTGGAGGTGCTGCTGGAAATTGCGCGTTGGTCGCCCTCAATAGCCTGCCTACCGAGTGTCTGGAACGGGTGAAGGAAGACAACCCCGGTGGAACAGAGCAGGCACTTCGCCACTGGATACTCTCAAACTATGTGCTGGATCAGGCTGCAGTAGCCTATTTTTTGGATTGGGCTTCTCATTCTTCCAGCAACAGAGCAACAGACGAACTTGCCCGGAAATATGCGGTGAATGCTTCCGTGTTGAATACTTGTATCAAGCTTTATAACAGAAGCAATGATTACCGAAAACTGATGGGTGAAAAATATAACTGGGACATGATGGCCACCACCATCGAGACCCTACGCGAAGACTTTGGTCATGATCTTCCTGCCAGTACCCTTCGTTTCCGCAAGAAAGTGAACGAATATAAGCAATACGGTTATGAATGTTTGATAACCGGAAAATTCGGCAACCAGAACAAACGGAAGGTAACTCACATGGACGAACGCCTGGTGATGAGTTTGAAAGTACTTCCCAACCAACCATACGGCAGTGATGTGCATGAAATGTATCTGTCGTTTGTATGCGGTGAACTGGAAGTATGGGATCTGGAAACAGGAGAGATATTCAATCCGGAAAACTTTACGGATAAGAACGGGGAACCGAAAGAACTGAGCGAAAGCACTATCCGGAACATACTGAACAACCCGGCAAGCCAGCTGCTGATAGAAAAAGCCTTGCGTGGACGTATGGAATTCTATCATGAGCAAATGCCGCACATGCACCGCCATGGTGGTAAGTTCTCCCTGTCACAAATAACGATGGATGACGTGGATTTGCCGCGTCGGATGAAAGGCGGCGAGTATGTGCATGCCTATTATGCTTATGATGTGGTGAGCCAGTGCCGTATCGGGCTGGCCTACGGGCGGGATAAGGATGATGCCTTGGTAGTGGACTGTTTTCGTGATATGTTCCGGCTCATCGAACGCAACGGATGGGGTATTCCAGCCGGTATTGAGGTGGAGCAGCACTTGATGAGCAAGTATAAAGAAGGATTCCTGAAGGCAGGTGAGGTATTTAAGTTTGTGCATTTCTGTGCCCCACAGAACTCACAGGAGAAATATGCTGAAGCTCTGAACGGTGCGTTCAAGACAACCATAGCACATAAGAACCATGAAGCCATTGGCCGCTGGCATAACAAAGGTGCACGGCGGGTGGACCAGAAGAAAGTGAGTGACAGCAGCAACCACACCTGGGAAGACAGAAAGTATTATACGTTTGAAGAGCTTGTGGCGGACGACCGGCGCGATTGTGAAGAATGGAACAATACGCTTCACCCCAATCAAAAGAAATATCCCGGAATGACCCGTTGGGATGTGCTCGTAGCCAAAATCAATCCGACCCTTCGACCGCTTGATAAACTGACCTTGAGCAGATATATCGGAGAAAAGGTAGATACCAGTATTCGTAGAAATTCCACAGTACGTGTGGCAAATGCGGACTGGTGGCTGAGCGGTCCGGAAGTGCTGGAGCAGCTGGAACCAAACAACCGCAAGGTGACGGCTTACTATCTGCCGGATGAAGAGGGCAAGCCTACGGATGTCTTCCTGTACCAGAACGACCGCTACCTTGACAAGGTTCGTCCGGTAGTGACTTACAACCGGGTGATGGCAGAACAGACCGAAGAAGACCGGGTAGCCTATACAGAGCAAAACAAAGTTCTGAGTCATTTCAGCAAATACCTCAATGACCACGCCATCGGAAAGGTGGGAACCGGTACACCGGATCAGCCAACGGATGACCCGGAAGAGGAACTGGAACTTCCCCCGGTGGAACTATCCGATGATTTGCCAGCCGAATTGTCGGCAGATCCGGAATCAGATTATGAATGGCACTCCGGAATAAGCGAGGCAATGAGGGCCATCAGTGACATGTAAGAATAGAATTAGAACAACATTAAAACAGCGTTAGAATTATGATTACAGAAGCGCAAAAACAGAAGATTTTAGCAGCGATAGCCGCCAACCGTGCGAACTATCCCAGTGATGCCAAGCATGCTGCCTCTTTAGCCATCAGTACATCTGTGTACAGTGCAATCAAGAACGGACAGACAGACAAAGCCCTGAGCGATGCCAACTGGATAAGCATTGCCCGCAAATTAGGGGTGAACCTCCGTGGTGAAATGGAATGGAAAGCAGCCAAGACCCCGACCTTTGAATATATAACTGCCCAGCTGGAGTTCTCACAGCAGTCCAGTCTGTCGGGCATCTTGTGCGACATGCCCAATATCGGCAAGACTTTCACGGCACGTTATTATGTGCAAAGCCACAAGAATGCCGTTTATATCGACTGCTCGCAGGTAAAGACAAAATTGAAGTTGGTACGCAAGATTGCTGCAGAGTTTGGTGTGGACAGCAAGGGGAAGTATTCTGATGTGTATGAAGACCTGGTATATTACCTCCGTTCGATGGAAACCCCGCTTATCATCCTCGATGAAGCAGGCGACCTGCAGTATGAAGCTTTCCTGGAACTGAAGGCCTTATGGAATGCCACTGAGCGCTGCTGCGCCTGGTATATGATGGGGGCAGACGGATTGAAAGAGAAAATCAACCGGTCCATAGAATGTAAGAAGGTGGGCTATACCGAAATGTTGAGCCGTTATGGTGACCGGTACAGCAAGGTGACTCCGGATGATGGAAAGGAGCGCGAACAGTTCTTGAACAACCAGGCACGTATTGTAGCCAAGGTAAATGCTCCTGCGGGGGCTGATATAGCCCAGATTGTACGGAAGACATGCGGTGGTTTGAGAAGAGTCTATACCGAGATTGAGAAACTTAAAATGACAGCGGAATAATGAAGCGTGCGTACAGTCCGAAGGAAATAGCCGCCAAGAAATGGGTTACTCTGCCGTGGGATGAGAAATGGAGCAAACCTTTCGGGTTCCCGGCAGAGAACGCTTCGTGGTTCATCAGCGGTGCCAGTGCCAGTGGGAAAAGCAGCTTTGTGATGCAACTTGGAAAGGAACTGTGCAACTATGGGACGGTGCTGTACATGAGTTACGAAGAGAAAATCAACCAAAGCTTCCAACGGCGTATGGGTTATCTGAAGATGAATGAGGTGCAGGGTAAATTTCGTGTGGTGACAGAAGGCAGTCTGGAGGAAGTGATTGCCAGACTGAAAAAACCGAAAAGCCCGAAGTTTATCATCATCGATTCCTTTCAGGTGGCCGGATGGGATTATCCGCAGGCTGTGGAACTGATGGAAACCTTTCCGAAGAAATGTTTCATCTGGATCAGCCAGGAAAAGAAAAGCCAGCCGATGGGTGGCGGTGCAGTAAGATTGAAATATATCTGTGATATGAAGATTCGGGTGGTCGGTTATAAAGCTTATTGTCAAGGACGCGCCATTGGAGACCCGGGAAGCTATTATGTGGTATGGGAAGACGGAATCATTCAAACAAGTAATAATTTACCAAAATGATTATGGATAATAACGAGAAGGCTTTTGAAAGCTACACCGGAACTGAAGTGTTCCAGATACTGCTGGACGGAAATTCCAGCCGGTCCGTATTGGATGACTGGCTGGAGCGAAACATCCAAAGCGACTTAAAAGTGAGAAGAGCGAAAATGCCCGGTCATGTCGTAATAGAAACGGGTGATGTCTTGTTTGCACGTAATGTGCTGATATGGAATCCAAGTTGTAAAGTAAACATTAAAAAGATTTGAAGTGATGGAAAAGAAAGAAGAAAAGAAAGTGTGCTGCATCTGCGGCAAAGAGTATGAGGGCTACGGATACAATCC